TGGCTTGGTCGATCATCTCCGGGTGGCCCTTGTACATCCAATTTCTCACTTGGCTTAGCCAATGGAAAACCGGATGCAAAGGGACCTCCAACACCGTAACCACGGTGTTTGGAGAAGGTTGAGAGTGCCCATTTGTTGAGGCATGCAAGGTCGTCTCCATCTATTTCATCCTTCTTTTTAGTAGGTTGGAATACAGTACGCTTTTGCTTGTAACACTGCAGGTCCTTGTCATAAAACAAGTCCGTGGTGAAAAGCAAGCTCAAGTGCGCCAAGCCGGCCCCGAGTGATCGGGATCGACTGATGGTACGCCTTGTTACTCGTTGGAGCATATCCCTGATAACCTGAGCTACATGCCACTGACCATCTAAATAAAAGAGGTCAGCGGTTGCGTTCCAGGACATCAGTTCAGCTGCTCCCCAGCGTCGTGAATCGTCGTCGGGATACATTCTGGCATAAATGGGATTTACCCTAACGCCATTATAGTAATCCGCGCCGCAAGACTCTCTGAAATGTGAATTTCGGAAAGACTTGTTTACGTTAACCTTTAGAGCATAGCTCTGCAGGTAATTCACGACGACGTCCGTGTACTCTACAGGAATGATAATATCATCCCCGTAGATATCGATCTGTTCGCTATACTGGCGAATGGATCGTGAACTCGGACGCCTCCCATCAAGCTGGTGCATTGCTGATTGTATAAGGGTGTAAAACACCATTGCCTCCACAGGGAAGCATAGCGCTGACCCCATGGATGCATACTTAAACAATACAATGTTCTTCCCTGACGGGAGCGTAGCATGTATCGACCGAGCGTCCTCCAAGTACGGGAGGATTCCTGAGGTCTTGAAGATACGCTGAACGAGGTGCAAATGCACACGATCAGACGCATCTTTCAGGTCGAGAGTCGTAAGACTCTTATCGATACTGCTACGGTGTGCGAGTCGCTGATTAACGTCTTGCCGTTTAAAACGGATAGAACGTTTGGTCAGTGCATGAGTCTCCAATTGCTCATATGCATAATCCTTAAGGGATTGTTGCATATATTGCATATGCGAAGGCTCTATTGCGATGACTCGAGGCGTCTTCTGTGTCTTTGGAACAAATACTACTCGGACAGGGAGTTCATCCCTAAGTCTAAGATAGTTTGGTCCTCCGGCGTAGAAACTACTTTCTCCTGTACCACTGGCTTCTGCTGCGTACCCGTAATTGGGGAAGCAGTGTAAGTCAGAGGGGAAAGTAAGCTCCGATCGATGGTTCCACTGACTGATACGATGCCTCTCGTTAGGGAGACGACGATCAGCAGTGACACCAGGCCCGTGATGGCAAACAAGGTCAACGTAATCAATCTCAGGAAATACCCGAGACCATATGATTCCGGAGACTTTATCGAGGACATTGTCCTCCCTTTCTATGAAAGGTGTCATACGGCGGAGTTCGCCTTCTATGTCCAGAAAATTCCTTTCTGCCTCGAGATTCCTCTCGGGTGAACACGGCATTTTAGGCTTCTTAAAGAAGCTGCAAATGCCGCGAATCGCCTTTATGGCATACGGGTCTGCATCTGGACGTAGTCCACCATCCTTATTGAACACTCGTTTGAAGAAACCTCCGAGAAATCGGGGGAGCCTTCCGTGTGCTGAGAAACTACTCACACACGTGAACGCCCCAGCCTCAATCCCTTGTTCAAGGGAACTGGAGAGCTGAGGGAGGGTTATCGATAAAAACGAGAACCCTTCGTGTTCACAACGACGTCGCAGGGTAGCGATGTCGCGTTCTACGGACAAGTCTAGGTCCCTTGCTGCTTGATGCAGTAGGGCCTCGACGAGCATGGTCGGTCTTTTCACT